AATTATCAAGAAGACCAGTTTTTGCCCATTTATTGACAACTTGCTTGTTTTCTTTGATAAGTGCCTTGTGGGGATTCCCAGAGGCATTCAATAAAGATTGTATACTCATTTTGTTTTCCTTAAAAAAAATTATTTCAAACCTGCTAATTTACGTAAACGATTTGCCATCATATCACCTTCATTCAAGATGTTTTTGGATGGACGTGTGCTTGCTGTTGGTTTAGATGCAAAAGATTCCTTAATAGGTTTAACTTTTGTTGTTCTAAACGATTCAGACAATGTTGCGAAAACTAATTTAACTTCACGTAGACTTGATGCACGATCAAAGTTTTCGATGACAGTCATTTTTTGTCTTTCACTAAGTGAGTGCTTGCGGAATAACTTGTTAGAGAAAAGCAATTTTGAGTTCAAAAGATTGACTTCATTGATTTTAGAACGCAAGAAAGAAATAACTGCATAAGCTTCACGAAGTTTTGCCTCTGCCACTTCTTTTTCTTCTTCTTCACCTTCTTCAACAGTTTCTTCTTCGCCTTCTTCCTCACGGAGAGCACGAAGAACTTCTTTGATGTCTACTTCTTCTTCATCTTCACCTTCTTCAACAGGTGCTTCCTCAGCTTCTTCTTCCTCACGGAGAGCACGAAGAATTTCTTTGATTTCAGCAACTTCTTCGGAATCTTCATCTTCTTCTTCAACAAGTTGAACGAGTTTTTCCTTTTTGTCTTCTGTGCTGTCATCTGATGCAACTGCTGATGGTTTCTTGTTATCACCACCGCCGATTTCAGACGAATCAATGTCTTCTTCTAATTGACGAATAATTTCCATCAATTCTTCATCCATTGGTGCTTCTTCTTCATCAGCTTCTTCCATTGGTGCTTCTTCTTCATCAGCTTCTTCCATTGGTGCTTCTTCTTCATCAGCTTCTTCCATTGGTGCTTCTTCTTCTTCTTCAGCTTCTTCCATAGCAGGTTCTTCATCTTCACCTTCGCTATAGAATCCGTATTCTTCTACGGGTGCTTCTTCTTCACCCTCGCCTTCTTCGACTGGCTCCTCGGCTTCTGCCTCCTCTGCCAACTTTTTAGAAAGCATAGACTGCAAACGCGGAGTGAATGCCTCTTCCAGAGCAAGTTTAGCATTTGCTAATGCTACTTCCTTTACGGCCTTTGCATCTGCAATAGCTTCTTTCAATAAATCATTCATAAAAATCTCCAACTATTTTTAGTGTTATTTGAAACACTAATTGCAATAAAAATAATATCGGACTCTATAACGGATAGAGTATTATGTAAGTATAAGTATTAGGCAAATTATTTTTTTTCTATTTTTTCTGCAGATTTTTTTAGAGGACCATACTGGAATATGGATTTTGCATCATTTTCTGTATAGATAAATCGTTTGTTTCTATTTTCTGTATCTATTTTCTTTTCTTCAGCCATTGTTGTATTCCACTAATATCTTGTAAATGTTTCTTTGTTGATTGAAACCATTTATGGTATATTTACAGTTTCTAGGTAATGTTACTTCGGTTTCATGGCAATAATCATTTTTACCACAAGGTAATGTCAATATAGAGGTTCCGGCTGGAACAAAAAATTCAAATAGTGGCATTCTTTTTTTACCAGTTCCTTCACATATTAAAGGATTCAAAGATGTTGTCAAAAATGATTTATCAACCCATTGTCCTTCATCAACAAATAATTGTAATATATCTTTGTTTTCTATAGATCTATATGTCACTATACTATGATCTAATCTTTGCATTTGTTCAGAAAAAGCATAATCCATTTCATAAATAGTAAATGCATTCATTGCACTATTGTATTTTTTTTCTCTAGAATCACCTTCTTTTGGCTTTCCAAGTTTTACTTGTGTTTCTATTTCTTGATTTGTCAACGATGGTCTTGAAAAACGAATTATGTTATTGATTTTATCAGAATTAAGATAATAATGTTGCAAAGCCATTATAGTTTGTTTATCAAGTTTACCCTTACTTATTAAACTATGTTTTGAAACTGAAATTCTTTCTATTTTTTTATACAATTTTGAAAAATCTACTTTTTCATCACCTATGCTTAAATCATACATATCAATTATGTCTTCATAATCATATTGAAGTAAATGTTCTCGTGTTTCTGGATATAAGTTATCTGTTTTTATGTCAAGTCTTTCAGCATCAACTTTACTTAAAAATCCAACTGTTTTTAATCCAGTTTTTTCTTCGTTTGGTTTTTTTTCTTCTTCTGCAGGTTTTTCTGATGAATCAGACTTTTCTTTTGATTTATCGTCTTCTGCGGGTTTTTCTTCATCTTTGGTTTCTTCTTCTGCAGGTTTTTCCTCAGCCGCAGGTTCTTCTGCAGGTTTTTCCTCAGCCGCAGGTTCTTCTGCAGGTTTTTCTTCAGCCGCAGGTTCAGCAGCAGGAGTTTCTGCAGGAGTATCTGTTGTTGCCGGTTCAGCAGGAGTTTCCTCATCTTCTTCGTATAAAGACAAAGACCTTTCCAGGTTTTCAATAACTCTCCGTGTTTCATCACGGATTAGTTTTTCAAGACTAGCAAAGGTCATTTTATCTCCATTAAATGTTTTCAGAATCCAATTTTCGTTGTCTTCTGATAGCAGCGTTTCTTTTTTCTGATTTCTTCTTTGATGGTTTAATATATTCCATACGACTTTTATATTCTTCGAGAATACCGGCTTCTTTTACTTTACGCTTAAAAACCTTAATCATCGTATCTATATTCATTCCGCCCGCTTTAACTTTTACATGAGCAGGATTGGATGTGGTATAAACTCTGTCTGACATAACATTTCCTTATTATTTTTTTATTTCATAAAATGATCCGAGTTGTTTACCTATATTCTCATAGATAGACTCCAAGTTTCTTTGTAACTTAACTATTTTTTCTGATATTTTTTGAAATTCACTAACAGATTCTTTCAATCTTTTTGAATTTCTTCTATGTGAAACACCTTCAAACCAATCACCAGATTCTTCCACCATATTTTTAGTGGCAAACTCTACCATTCTTTTTATTTCAGATACAACTTCTGGAAGTGATTTTGAGCGATGAACGACTTCTCTGTATTCATTGTATCTGGATATTGCTTCAATATATTGTTGTTTTTGTTCTGATGTTAGAACTTTTGTATTCATTTTTTCGGACATAACTTCTTTCACCGCATCCGCAACAAGTTGATTTATTTCTTCTTTTGTCATTTTGTTTTTTGTTTCACCAACTTTTTTAGGCAAACCTTTATGTTTTGTACTAGCATACTTTTCAAGTTCTTTTTCGGACATTGAATTTGCTAACTGTTTTACCGTTTTACTAACATCAGATGTTGAAACTTTGCCTCTTTTGTAAGCAAGAGCCAATCCCATAAGTTTTTGTTGTTGAATACTCAAAGAAGGCATATCATTTCCCCTCAAATATACATTCACAAACATTTCCAATCTCACAAATAATGTTTGTTATGTTATTGTGAATACGTTGTATTTTAGGATCAATTTTTGCAATAGTGGATGTAGAAACACCTTCTATCAGTAAACCTTCATTTATACCCTCACCCATTGGATTCGGGTACATAAATGCACCATGTGTTGATGGGTTTGACACAAAATCCCAACCAATCAATTCAAAATCGTCTTGAACTTCAACCGTTCCTTCACTTATTTCTTCAACAGATCCCAATCCTCTTGATGATATTCCAAGACGAATGCCAGCACCAAGTAGTTGTTTCAAAATGTTTCCAGACGGTGTTGGTAGTATTTCAACAGTTCCGATAACATCATTTCCTTTCCAATCTACACCAAGAACATTATGTGAAACATTACGAAGATTTATTACAGATGAATCTGGATGGTCAAGTTCACCGAGAGCACGATTTTCTTTTATATTAGTTGACGCATATTTTTTAACTTCTCTTGTTAAAATCTTTTTCGGATAAACTCTGCCATTTTGATTTTTTGCCTCAGCTCTTTGTAATACTCCTGAAACTATAACTTTTCCGCTATTTTTCTTTTCGGATTCGGAAATCATTTTTGGATTTACATTGAATAGTATAGTATCTACGAGTAGTTCCTTCATGTTAAGCACCTAATTCGTGTATTTTTTTAGTAATTCTGTTTATTCTTTCTGATATTTTTCTCAATCTATTCATTGATTCACCCCAAAGAGTTCTTTGATCAACATTCATTTCAGTTTTTAATTTAAGTGCATGTTCAACAACTCTTTCAACTTCATAGATTGTTTTGTTTATATTTTTAATAGAATCATTTATTTTTCTATTACTACTACGAGTTTCATCTTTACGAAATTCATTATATGTTCCTTCGTTTATGACACCCATTGCCTGTTTGTAAACAGATTCATAATTTCTTTTTTTAGTCTTTGGGACAACCTTATACCCATAAACCTCAGCAGTTTCTTTATTGTGTTCTTCAAAATCCTTTTCACTTGCAGAAAATGCTTTGGGTGTATCATATCCAGCAACATTTGCAGTAACACTCATTTCATCAAGCGATAATTCTTCAGCAAATTCACGGTATTCTTCTGATTCTTTGAGTTTTTTTATGAAAGATTCTACATTCATATGATACCTTATTTTGAAAGTTGATTTTTTATCAAAACATATACTGTGCCAGAATCAACTTTCACAGATGACAGTGAAAATTCAAATATACGTTGAGCACCAGCAAGAACAGAAAATGGGACATCACCACCTGCGGATAATGAAGCAGTTCCAGTCGTTCCACTTGGAACTATTATACCACCTACACCGTAATTAGATCCAGTAAAATGTGTTGTTCCGGTTCCACAAGTTATTGATCTTAAAAATTTTCCAGGATGTCCTTTTCTTTCAAAATCATTGACGTGTGATGTTGGAAAATTATATGGATGGATTTCATTTACTGACATTATTTACTCCAGGATAAATCATCTATAATACTGTAATATCTAAGCAAAGAAGATATGTGGTTTTCTTCTACTTTTTTAAGTGTCTGATATTCGTCTAAAAGTCCAACAACTTCTTGTAATTTTATTTTTAGTGATTTATCAGATATTCTATGCATATTTTTTACAAACAATCTTTTTATAGTTACCGCTTCAGTTTGGACAAGAGATTTTAAGTTATTAGTATTACTTACATTTTCAATATATTCTCTCAACAAAACCTTTTGTGATTCGGATAAATTACTATATTTTGCATTGAATTTTTCAACAAGGTATTTGTATGCCATCAAACGAACTTCTTTTGGCTCACTTGCAATATCAACATCTTCTGTTAAAGTAGATTTATTTTGTTTTGATGTTATATTTTCAAGGATTGTTATTCTTGACTTAGTAATCTCAACAGGATTTTCTAATTCGTTATATTCAAAAATTTTGTATACTGATGCTAGCAGTTTATAGTTTTGAACTTTTGTTTGAAAAAATGAATCAATTTCAAAATTTTCTTTGATAGTTTTAATCAATTCATATTTTTCGTTTTGCAATTTATTTTTATTCAATCCTCTACGGGCTTTCATAGCTGCCTCGATTAACATATTAGCCTTTGTTTCAGACTTCAATCTTTCGTCTGCAAGGGTTTTGTATAATCTATATTCTTTAATAAGCTCTGTATTCTTATTAAAGAATTTTTTAAGAATCTGAATTGCAATAGATTCATTTGAAGAAATGATGTCTGATGTTATCTGTCTTGTTAATAACTCAAACAACATTGCAGTATTTTTGAACTTTGAATGTTTTATTTTCTTCATTTTTCCTTATACCTGTTTGTGTGCACTTTCATAGAATAAATATAGAAAAAATTACAATTCATCTAATAAATTGTTTTCATCAAGTAAATTTGGTTCATTTTCTTGTATAACCGATGGTTTAAGACTTTCTGATATTATTTTCTTTGTTTTAATTTTAATACCAGACATACTATCTATCAATTTTTCAACATTTTTATTTTCAAGAGATAGTGGTGATCCGCCTTTACTATTAACCTTTGGTGAATTATTTACTTTTAATGTATTACCAACATCTTTCATTCCAATTGGATCACGTCCAAATGGACTTTTATCAGTTCCATAGTTTAAGTTTTTAGCAGGTCTACCTGCACCTGGCCAACCACCGTCTGGAACTTCTACATCATTTATTACTTTAGCACCACCACGAACTTGCATACTTGCAATATCGTGAGGCGTTCCGAAAGATTCCTTTGTTACGGCAGGATCATTTCCTTCATTTTCGATTTGTTTTTGACGGAATGCATGTTTAATATCTTCAAGAACTTCATTCTTTTCAAATTCTGCCTCATCTTCTGAAAGATTGAATATATTTGAATAAATATATTTTAATGAAAATAGTTTCTTTTCAACAAGAGTTCCAGCTAAATCCACTTTTTCTTTCATAAGAGCAACTTTCTCTTGTTCATATATGATAGATGGACCAGTTAATCCCAACTCAAAGTTTACAAGATCTGCATTCTCATATCCTTGAGCATACAAGTGAACAATGGCTATCTTTGTTAATTCAGAAATCACTATTCTTTGTACTCTTTCTATTGTTCTAGCGAAACGAATATCAAGAGCTGCAAGTGTTGCCTTACCTTCAACCCTTTCATCATAGCCCAAATATGGTTTTGGTACTTTGAGAGCAGCAAAGATTTTTGAGCGTAAATACTCAATATCTTGGATAGAATCGTATTGTAAACCAGCAAGTGATTCGATGGAAGTGCCAGATTGTCCACCACGAACAGGAAGATAAAAGTCCTCTAAAAGATTTTGCATATTAAAACGAAGATTGTAGTCACCGGTTTGTTCATTTATGAGAGGAGTTTTCTTCATTCTATTCATAAGGTTATTCATATATTGATCAACTTCAGCAGGAGGAATGTTACCAATATCAACTTTGAATATCCTTTTTTCAGGTGCTCTCATAATACGATGTATTAACATAGCATCTTCCATTAGTAACAACTGTTTGAAAAGTTTTCTAGCACCTTCCAACATAGATTTACCGTATGGCAAAAAGTTTGTATCACCAAGAAGACGAAAGTGAGCAATCTCATAATTCTGGAATTCTCCTTTACCAAGAGGACCCTCATAAATAAATTTTGTCATATAGATATGCTCTGGATCAGTCCCTTCTTCTCTTTGCATTTCATATGGTGAAAATGGAACAACATTTGTTACACCCAATTCATCCTTCACATCTAAGTAAAGATAAAAGTCACCGTATTTACAGAGATTACGGATCCAAGGCCATAAATTATACTCTATATTAAGAACATCATAAAAAAGATTACGAAGTATTTTTCGGATATTATCATTGTCAGTTCTAATAGTTAAAACATCACCCTGATCATTTTTTAGAGTGCTCTCATCTGAATAAATGTCAAGTGCAGACGAAATAATGGCATCGGTGTCCATTGCCTCATAATCTGTATAAAGGTCTATTTTTGTAGCAGAAAAAGAGTTATACTGATTGTATACGGATATTGGAGTTCCCTTCGTTCCATGTAATCTACCATATCTATCAATAACTTTGGATGTATGTGGGTTTCCATCTCCTTGATACCTTGCAGTATCAACGACTTTTAGTTTTTTACCGCCAACGTTACGAACAACAACATTAGTTGAAAAAAGTGTTTTTAACCTATCAAATAATGATTTTTTCTGTGCCATTTGTCACCTATTTGTATACTGTAAACTTAATATAAATATGTAGGAAAAATTAGAAACGTTATTTTAACAACCAAGTTAAATCTTCGGTTTGACCATTAACTGTCATGCTCCAACCATCACGATCATCGCCATATTGATATGTTGTTTTAAGTGGTGTTGTTGATTTTCCCATGTAATCCAAACTCATTCTTGTTTTCATCAAACCTTCTTGACGAAGTTTTATTGCGGTATCTCTAACCCAAAGCCCAATGGCAAATGATATAACCAAGTCATCTTTATATCCATTTTGTGCCTCTGCCTTTGAACCGTTCCAAACAAATACAAGTAGTTCTTCTGTCAATCTTGCAGATTTTACAATGGGTGTTCTCTCACGAAAATATGTTTCTAACTTTGAAATTAGTAATGGTCTTGTTTTTGAACTTGTAGTGAATCCTGGAACCATTTGTGATTTATCTTTTAAGTCATAACCTTTTGGTATTTGAATAGATGGATCAATATAACCATCTTCTTTGTAGGTATAATAGAGATTCGGATAACCTCTATCTATTACTTGTTGAATTACTGCCCAACCAACATTAGCATTTTCTATAACAAGCATTGCATCGTTATATTCAGTAGCAACTGATACTAACATATTACCGTATGATTTTGTATCAAGTTTTCCACGAT